AATTTTAACACTAGATAATCAAGCATATGAAATGAATGATATTCCAGATGAAGTAGATGATCTTCGTTTTGCAATACTAGATAACAGCAATCCTGCTGATCCCGATTACTTTTTTATTCCTTTGATCTTTTTAGAAAGTTTCAATAGTCCAGCAGTTGTTCTTGATATTGGTGGTAACAAGATACGTATGCCGGTAGATTGGAAAATATTAATTGGCGATAGAGATATTGGTGATTTAGAAATGCTTAACTTTAGTAGTTTAAATGATCGAGGGTTTGATGCATTTGTGTTTAATCCAATCGGAGACTTTAGACATGATTACTTGTCAGTGAATATTGTAGATATATACACCGAAGTAAAATGGTTTTTTCCAAAACTTAAACAAGGACAAATACTTGCTATTCCTATCGAAACAGATGTTGAGAATCCTAGATGTGTATACTGTGCTAAAGAAATTAATAAACAAAACGAAATTGTAAGTATTGACAAAGCCTGGTAATAAGCCATGGCGGAGGGCAAGCCATATAATGTTATACACCAAACCTGGCAGGATATTTCGTGTTGATTATAGAATGTTTCAGTTTAGTCACACGTTAGATTTCCATAATGCGGTAAAACACGGAACCAAGGCTAATAATTTATTAGATCGTGTAAAGCGTTATCTAGAAAATCGTACAGACACAGAACATAGAATAGAAAGCGTAGACAATACAATAGTACTGGAGTTTGAAACACTGGACGATGCTCGTATGTTTGTGCTATCATTTAGTGATGTAATAGATACACACGGAGTTAGATTTGACTAGTGTTTATTATGATGGAGATAGTTTTAGTTGCATGTTGCCGCCGGGGGAAACACAAACCACTGGGCACATAATCTCAAAACACTATGGATTAGAATTAGATCACTACGGCTTTGTGGGGAAAAATTCAGACAAGATAATTAGATCATCGATGAGATATAGTTTTGATAATAAAAAATCATTGATGCTTATTGGAATCGGTGCGATCTTAAGAACAGAAATATATACTGATGATGTATTACCATTTGATTATCCTTATAAGTTTTTCCATCAAGAGCACAGTATACAAACATTATATGGGCCGGATGCTGAAAAGTATGCAGATTTATTGCACTGGCAATATAAAGAAAATTGTATACTAATGAATTTGATTGCGTTACATGATTATTTAAGTTACAATAATGTAAATTTTATAATTCATAATTTGGGAAATGACTACTTTTTAGATGAAGAATATGCATTTGCATACGGGATACATTCTGAAATTAGATCCAGAAAACGAATTGTTAATTTTTATGAAAATAGTCTGCATAGTTTAATGAAAGAAAAAAATATGAAACCATGGGACTATGACCGTTATGGCTGGGAAGGACACCCGGATGAACAAGGTCATGCTATGTATGCAGATTTTTTAATGGAACATATTGATGTCTGATAAACTACCACTAAACACAGTGCTTGCAGCTATTGATAAAAAGGACTACGACTTTTATGATCGTCTTACTCCTGAGCATCAAAAGCAATTAGCGCCTTTTCTGTTAAACCGCTATGTAAGTTTAGTTAAAGGTAACAGTGAACTACAAGCATACTATTTAATGGCTGGCAATCAGCGTGTGAACAAAACATACTTTGAACTAGCAAAGCATCCTAAACTTGTGTGGCAACTGCTATGCACAGTTAGCCCTGGCATGGGTACGCAGTTTCATCAATGGGTTGGACATAAAAAGAAAGACAAGAACAATAGTAGTAAGCGACGTAAAGAAGTAGAACGCTTGCATCCACTTGCAAAAAGTGATGAACTAGACATGCTAGCAAACATGTACACCGACAAAGATCTCAAAGCAATAGCAAAGTTATATGGCGAATGAATATAAATTGTAATATCATAATTGCTAGTTTTCCACGTGGCAGTGGAGGCAAATGTGTTATTAATTGCTTAGGTTTAAGCGAGAGTGCAACTATAATGCATCACGGACTAGCATATGCTAGTACAAAACAAAAAAGCGATTACTTTACACAGCAATTTGCAGAAACATTAAAAAAATCTGAATGGAATGATCTAGGTCTTATTACTAGTGAATTTGTAGGTCATAGTTTAGATGATAATGATACATTTACGCCATCAGAATTAGAAAGATATTATTGGGATCTTAATTTTTGTAACGAGTTTAAAACTCTTGTTGATGGAACTAAAGATGTATTTGTAGTAGCACATTCTATTCCGTCTACTAAAGTTTTGCAAAATTCCTATATAGATTCTCGTACAATCAGATTAGTAAACACAGCCGACGTAGTATACAAAAGATCCCAATATAAAAATGTTGTGCCAAAGCATGTACACATAGAGTTATCTAAAATATCAGAACAACAACTGGACAATTTTATACCTTGGGACTGTAAGTGGTTTGAAAACGAAAACATTTTTTTAGAGAACATTGAAATATTATATGATGAGCTAGGATACGAAGATTTCAACACTGCACTTCCTTATATTAAAAAATATTATAAACACTGGACAAATATTGTAAGCGTATTAAAATGACAGACTTTACAGACATCATAAAAGATGTTATAATAAATCGTACAATGGAAAATAAAGACTTTATATGCCAGTACTGTGGCAAAGCATATCGCAAAGAGAGTACACTTGCGGCACATCTGTGCGAGCCCAAGCGCAGGGCACAGCAAGAGAATGAAGCAGGTGTCAAGTTGGGCATGACTGCTTATTTACGTTTTTATGAACTAACACAAGGTAGTGCAAAGTTTAAGACATATGATGATTTTAGTAAGAGTGCATACTACAATGCGTTTGTAAAGTTTGGTCGTCATATGATAAACATTCGTGCAATTAACACTGCTAAGTTTATTGACTACGTAATCAAGAGTAACAAAAAATTAGACTATTGGTGTAAAGATGCAGTGTATCAAGAATACTTGTTTGATCATTTGCGTAAAGAAGCAACCCAAGATGCACTGGAGCGTAGTATTAAAACAATGGAAGCATGGGCAGAAGAAAAAGAAAGTGTGTTCAGTCACTACTTTAACTATGTAAACAGCAATGTTCTTGTACAGCATATTACAACAGGACGTATTAGTAGTTGGATTGTGTTTAACTGTGATAGTGGACAAGCTGCACTAAACAAACTTAACACTGAACAAATTGAAATGATTTTTCCTTACATTGATCCGGATTTCTGGAAGCGTAAGTTTGTGGACTACTTTGCAGACACAGAATGGGTAAAACACATATTAAAGGAGGCAGGACTTTGAGACCAGTACTTCTTTTTCATCCAGGAACATTTGGAAATTTTCTAACAAGATGTTTAAGTATTGCAGCAGGCAAATACCAACCATTTAATATGTGGGAGGGACGCCCAGGTGGCGCACATGCTTTCCCGGCAGACAGCGGCAGCGGCTGGCGTTCTGGTAGAATTGTTGATCATTGCCATACATGGGAGTTAACACATAATGATGTATTCATATACATTGATATTAGTGAAGAATACACTTATGTAATTCACTGTCATGATTTTAGAGCATCGGATGATTTAGGTTTAGATCTATTAGACGATACCGATATACGAGAACGTATAAAGCAAGTGGCATTAAATAATCCTCCAGATTCAAAAAGACATGTAGAAATAGTAGATTTTTATAACAATTTGTTGATGTACGAAGATAGTACATATGGATTGATAGAACATTATAAAAATCAGATTCGTGTTCGTGTTGATGGACTGTTAGGTCGCCGCGTTGGCGTAGTTGAAAATAATAACATTAAACATATAGTACAATATCGAGATCTTTATGATAAAGAATATTTTGTTAACTTAATAAAAAATGCTGTTATTGAACTTGGATTTTCTTATGTTAATGATATATCCGATTACCATGATAAGTTAATGCAGAATATGGAAAAACTTGTTACTAGTAATAACCGTATCTTGGAAGCATTTGATCATTACAAAAACAAGCAACCGTATAGTTTAACTCATTTAAGTTTATATGAACATGCTTATCTGTATTATCTAATAGAAAAAGATATTGGCAAAGACATAGAACTATGCTATCCTAATGGATACTATAGTAATATAAGTGATATAGGTAATTTATTATGATTTTTGATATGCCCGATGTAGACATCGACTTTGCTGATCGCACACAATTAACTAAGCATGTAACCGGTGTTGGTGCGAGACTAGAAAATGGAAACAAACATAATACAGGTGTTTACTTTACGAAAATACCACAAGCACATGATGGGCTAGCAACACTAGATCATAAACGTGCCGAAGAATTAGGGTATTTCAAACTAGACTTGCTTAATGTTGGTGTATACGAAAATGTAAGAAATGAATTGCATTTAGTAGAGCTTATGCGTGAACCAAACTGGAACAAACTATCTAGTAGAGAGTTCTTTGAACAGTTAATACATATCGGTAATCATTACGACACTGCTGCTAAGATGCCTGAACCTATTGATAGTATCCCACGCATGAGTATGTTTCTTGCTGTCATTCGTCCTGCAAAGCGGCACCTAATAGGTTGCACTTGGAGCGAAGTAGCACAAACTGTTTGGGATAAAGCAGGACAAGATAGTTACAGTTTTAAGAAAAGTCATAGTGTGGCGTATGCACAACTAGTGGCAGTACATATGAATATATTGGAGGAACAAAATGGCTGATGATAGTACACAGCGTATGCGTGAAATTCAGGAAAAACTTCTAGTTTTCTTACAACCGGAACTAAGCAATGATAAAGACTTTATGTACATGGCTACCATGCTACTAAAACACAGTGTAGTTCTGTATCAAACATTTTTAGATGATGAAAGTCTTAAAGAAATGTTGCACCATGTTGCAGATAATCTGGCAGACAATCAGTTTAGTATAGTTGATTTAGATGATGACGATGATGATGATAGTAGTGCTACTAGGCACTAAACAATAACGCAAATACTAGGTAAGTTGTGAAGTGCAGAATCTGGTCAACTACGTTAATCCACCACCACACTTTTGTACGTGACTGAATTTTAAAAAAAGCATTAAAGCGATGCTTGCTAAAGTCTATATGCCAATGTAATAGATAATCCAGCATACCTACAAATATTGCAAGTTCAGGTATAAAAAATAAACTCACCAAGCCTGTAGCAACACCATGTTGTATATAGTGCATGTGTCCGCTGCCAATGTAAGGGTATTTGTTTTGATTCTGCAGATAACTCTGCAGACCTAAATCTACAATTACATGTTTTACTAGAAGAGCATATAGATAAATCATTTAACTTTTTTAATCAATTGAATATTGCGTCTTTTACTACGCTTCTTTGCTAGATCAGCAATACTTACACTAGGACCTTTAACAACTTCAGTGTCTCGAATGTTAAATGTAATTAACACACTAGCAAAACGTGCAAAGTCTTGTTTGAGAAACAAGTTAATTGGGATAGTTCTATTACTTTCCCACCACCAAGTCTCTCCTAATTCTAAAAAATTTGCCTTAAGATCGTCAGGTATTTTACTATAGTCATACATACTCAACACAGTATCATCTTGGTTTTGTACTATTCCGACGTATTCTTGACCGCCATATGTGACTAGACTTAAAAACGGATACTTTTCAAATATTTCATCTGCTAGTAGCGGCATTTAATACTTTCGATAAATACAGTATGACTGTTATTACTGGATATTTATATACACAACGACACACCGCAGTAATTACTGATACGGGAGTTAATAATCAGATGAGTATGTTTTACACACCAAACATTAAAGTCTATAGAGGCATAGACAATTATATTCGTATAGAATTTAAGAATCGTGATCAAAAGCGTGTTAGCATGACAGATCATACTGCAAGCATTGTTATCATTGATAAAGAAAACAGTGTTGCATATGTTGAACGTTCGCTTACATCAATTGATGCACGAAAAGGTATCTGGGAAGCAAATATTACCGAAAGCGACTTGCTTAATTTAGATAGCAAGTTTTACAGTTATGCAATTAAGGTAACCAATTCAGAATCAAGAACAGCACCAGCATATGCAGATGATAATTACGGTGCAAATGGTGTATTAGAAATAGTAGAAGGTGTGTATCCTACATTTAAAGAAAGTACAACAGAAAGTTTTGCAGGCGGCAATACAGGAAGTAGCATTAGTATTGCACCGTACATTAATCGCAATACAGCATTGCATACAGCACAAGTTTATTTTGATAGTGAATTTACAGGCACACTACAAATACAAGGTTCAATTAATCCAAGTAACAGCATACAGGATGCTGACTTTACAACGATAAGCACAATCAATTATTCAAGCCAAACAGACAACGCATATGTAAACTTTACAGGTGTTTATAGTGCGGTACGTTTTATACGCAGCGGATCAGAGTTAAGTTCAGTAATATATAGACCGTGAAGCTAGTAGGCTTTGGTTGTAGTTTTACCTACGGCAGTGAGCTTATTAATCCGGAACTAATAGATACTTGGAATGAATCTTCGCAAAGTTATGTCTGGGATAGACATCACCAAAATACTCGTTATAGAGAAAGTAATTGTTGGTTAGGACTATTAAGTCAACATATGGATTGCCCATGGGATAATCGTGCAGAGCCTGCTTGCAGTAACATGGCAATTGCTCAACAAGTTGCAGACTATTTTATTAATATTAGAGACACCCAAGAAAAAATTGTTATATGCGTAGCATGGACAGAAAAGACACGTTTTAGTTGGTACGGTGATCGCTGGACACACAATGGCTTTGCTGGTGAACAGGATGGTTGGTTTGCAAGTACTAAGGAATGGGTGACACACAGTACTGAACAAAGTCACGATATGTGGACACGTAATGCAAAACTAATGGTAAACAGCATATGTGCTAGTCACAACGTGCCAATATTGCAGTTCAATGCACTGGGTAGCCACAAATCTGATAGTTATCCAAACTATTTTATTAATGGAGCATCTATGGATAGTATGCTCAAACGTGCTCAACAGGATGATGACAGGCTTGATTTATTTGCAGAAGGTGGTCACCCTAACGAAGCAGGGCATGAATATTTCACAATTAGGTTGCATGAATTTGCAAAAGAACGTATAATATAAACATGAATACAATACAGACTACAGTTCTGGATAACTTGCCTGGCAAGACTAAACGCACCACAAATGGATGGGTGTCGTTTAATGCTGTCTGTTGCCATCACAATGGTGAAAGCATGGACAAGCGTATGCGTGGTGGCATTATTGCAAATGGTGAAGCAATAAGTTATCACTGCTTTAACTGTAACTTTAAGACAGGCTGGCAACCAGGCAGGCATATTAGTTTCAAAATGCGTAAACTACTAACGTGGTTGAACGTAGATGAAAACACTCGTAGTATGCTTAACATTGAAGCACTGCGTATCAAAGACACAGTAGTAATAGAACAAGAACTTGAAAAAGAGTTCACTGTAGAATTTAAGCCTAGACCATTGCCCGACGATGTAGTTACACTAGACAAAGCACCAAACCATATACAGGAGTATGTAGCACAACGAGGACTAGACAGTACACGTTTACTATATAGCAACACAAAGCCTGCAGGTATGTGGAAACGTTTTATTATCCCTTGTACATATGAAAATAAACTAATAGGTTACACTGCTAGAACAACTGATGAAAACAGTAAGCCAAAGTATCACAATAGTTATGATACTGGCTATGTATATGGCATGGACGATCAGTTGCCCGATAGTAAGTTTGTTATAGCAACAGAAGGAATACTAGATGCAATGTGTATTGGCGGCGTAGGTATATTAAGTAACAATGCTAGTGAAACACAAGCACAACTTATTGATACACTTGCCAGAGAAGTTATACTTGTTCCTGACAGAGATAGTGCAGGACAAAAACTAATTGATGATGCACTTGAATATGGCTGGAGTGTTAGTTTTCCTGAATGGGAAAATGATGTTAAAGATATTAATGATGCTGTAGTTCGCTATGGTAAACTGTTTACACTTAAAAGTATCATTGCTGCAAAAGAAACAATGAGTTTAAAAATTAACTTGAGAAGAAAAAAATGGTAAATTTTTCATTACCTTCAAATAAAATTTATAGTTATGAATACAGAACAAATTGGTGTTTGTTGCTAATACACACATTGTGCAGGCATATGCGATATCGTACAGCGTTTGAAATAGGAGTACACACAGGCTTAACATTTAAAGTGTTGAGCAACTGTTGTACAACTGTACACGGAATAGATATATCACTTAAAAAGTTATCAAAAGAAATTATTGAACTGGAACAGTACAATGACGAAATATTGATACAGGAAATTGATAGTGCAAACTTTCAACCTTATAATGTAGGTACTTGGGATTTTATTAACGTAGATGGTGATCATAGCTATGATGGCGCACTTAGAGATTTACGTATTGCTAGTAAATTATTAGATGTGTCGAATGGAACTATTATGGTAGATGATGCATTAGCTCGAGAAGAAATTTCTTGTGCATTAAATGATTTCTTAAAAGAGAATAATGATTTTGTGCCTTTCATGGCAGACGAACAGGCAGTGTATATACATCATAGATCAAGTAATAAAGTTGATTTTTTAGATACAATTTTACTTGATGTATTCGGACAATTCTGTTATATTAATGATATGACAATTTCGGATACTACTATACCTAAACTTAGTTGTTTGCCTGTAATTACAAACACTAATAATCAAGTACTCGCTACTATTATTAAAAATTTATAAGAGAAATATATGTCAAAAGATTATACAGCAGACTTACAAAAGTTATTTTTAGAAATGATGTTACATGATGCACAGAACTTTGTGCGTGTGCAGAACATCTATAATGTGGATAACTTTGATCGTAGTTTGTATGATACTGCGGTATTTCTCAAAGAGCATAGTGATGAACACGGTGCATTGCCTACACATGAACAAATTAAAGCAGTAACAGGTATAGAACTAAAGCCTGTGCCTGATATTACAGAAAGTCACAATGACTGGTTTCTTGCTGAGTTTGAAGGATTCACCAAGCGGCAAGAACTAGAACGTGCCATTCTCCAAAGTGCAGACCTGCTGGAGAAAGGTGAATACGAACCTGTTGAAAAGATTATCAAAGACGCTGTACAAATAAGTCTTACTAAAGACATGGGTACAAATTACTTTGAAAATCCTAGAGAGCGACTAATGGCACTCAAAGACAATAATGGGCAGATAAGCACTGGATGGCCCGCTATGGATCGTAAACTATTTGGTGGTATGAACAAAGGTGAACTCAATATTTTTGCAGGTGGATCAGGATCAGGCAAGAGTTTGTTTATGCAGAACCTAGCAGTTAACTGGGTCACACAAGGACTAAATGGCGTGTATTTGAGTTTGGAACTTAGCGAAGGACTCAGTGCTATGCGTATTGACAGTATGCTCACTAATGTGTCGACTAAGGAGGTGTTTTCAGACCTCGACACGGTAGAGATGAAAGTCAAAATGGTTGGCAAGAAAGCAGGCAACTTGCAAATCAAATACATGCCAGCACAAAGTAATGTTAACGATGTTCGTGCTTACTTGAAAGAACTACAAATTAAAAACGGATGGCAAGTAGACTTCTTGCTTATTGATTACCTAGACTTGCTTATGCCAGTAAGTGCAAAAGTATCACCGAGTGATTTGTTTGTTAAGGACAAGTATGTTAGTGAAGAACTACGTAATCTTGCAAAAGAACTTAATTGTGTATTTGTAACAGCATCGCAGTTAAACAGAGGTGCAGTGGATGAAATTGAATTTGATCACAGTCATATCTCTGGCGGACTTAGCAAGATCAACACAGCAGATAACGTGTTTGGTATCTTTACAAGTCGTGCAATGCGTGAACGCGGTCGTTATCAAATACAGTTAATGAAAACTAGAAGTAGTAGCGGTGTTGGTCAAAAGATCGATCTGGGCTTTAACTTAGAAAGTCTACGCATTGTGGACTTGGGCGAAGATGAACAGTCATCACCACAACAAAATAGTGCTATTATGGATCGTATTAAAGGCAACGGCATAGTAGAAGCAAGCGATGATGTTTCAACACCAGCTGCTAGTGTGCAAAGCAGTAAACTAAAAAATATGCTTGCTGGATTAAAGAATGACTAAACGCTATACGTTCTTAGAAATGTTTGCTTCGTACTTTTCCATACTATGATCTGTACCACTATCCAAAAACTTTAACTGACTCCATGCACTTAAATGACCTCGGCACATGTCTTTACACTTCTGCCATGGTGTTAGTTTGCGAATGTTTCCGTAAAAGTTAATATAATGTAGTTCACCATAATGACGAAAGCCCATGATCCAGAGAGGAACACGTGTAACAATATCATTGTTGTTCTGGTATCTATGATGTACAAATGTTTGCTTTACTCGCCAATCTCTACCACCTACACGAGGACTGCCGTATGTATAACAAGCAACAACTCTGTCACTTAGTCTACTACTAGCAAGTGTTGCCATTGCACCACCTAAACTGTGACCACAAATGTAAAGCTCTTTCTTTTTGCGTATAGTTGTGTTTATGTGTTTTGTAACTTGATCCCATATGCGTTCCAAGTAATCATAAAAACCAGCATGTACCATGCCTTGAGTTTCACTAGGGCGTTTCCATGCTTTTAAATCTGCTTTAATATCGCTAAACTCTTTTGGCTCTGTGCCTCTAAATGCAAGCACAATACGATTACTACTTTCTAATACCAAGCACTCAGCACCTTTATGGTCAATTAGTTTTGTTTTTGAATAACCAAGCGTATGCGCAATAGGCTTACTGTCTTTTTCAGTCATATAAGCAATTTTAGCCAGAGTCGCAAAATGCGCTCCAGGGTTTTGGATGGTTGACACTGTTCTCTCCTCAATGTACAATATTGTATAGATGTATTTAACCGATAAATACTAAAAACGAACTAGAAGAATGGAATAAAATTATGCGTAAACATACCCGTAGTATTCTTACTGAACTAAACAGCATGATCGTCGAAAAAGATAGACAGCATGTACTAGAAAGTCGAGCAACTAACGTGATAGATAGCGCAATCAATTTAATTAATGAAATGCACAAGCATTACGATCCAGAAACAGCATTGGACCTGGAACGTAGACTTATTAATAGCATCAAAGCACAGGATAACAAACGCTTCATTCGAGGCATTAGGAAAGTAGACGAAAGCAAATGCGCTTCAGAGAAATAAGAGAAAATACACAAGACTTTTTGTATGGCGATTGTCCTATATTTGCAATTGCTCTCAGTCGTATGAGTGGACTTCCTCTGCAAGCAATGCTTGACTATAGTGACGAGTTAGATACTACAGTTCTTATACATGCTTTTGTAGGATATAAAGACGGATTAGTAATTGATGCTAATGGTGTTAGAAGTATTGAAAGTATCGAGGATGATTATCCTGTTGAGGATGATCCTTATGTAACTGATATAAGTGAACAAGATTTGCTTGCACTTGGATATGATGGAAATTGTCCTACTATGTCTAATGCAAACAAACATGCTAAAAAAGTATTGTCAGATCTTAAAGAAAATGTCACTGAGGCTGCTGAAGGCAAAAACCTACACTTAGAACACATTGAGGATCTAGTATTTCTTCAAGGTGCTAGCGGTGCGCAATCAGCACTGCAATATATTAACAGTGTTCGCGACATGCTAGAAGAAGGCGGCACAGTAAACAGTAGTGTAACTGTTAAGTGGGACGGAGCACCTGCTATCTTTTGTGGTATAGATCCTGCAGATGGTAAATTCTTTGTTGCTAAAAAAGGCATATTTAATAAAGACAGCAAAGTCTATAAGACAAATGCAGATATTGATGCTGATATTAGTAGTGAAGGTCTTAACAATAAGATGAAAATTGCACTTGCTAATCTAAGTAAACTTGGTATTACTAATGTATTGCAAGGTGATCTAATGTACACACGTGATGACCTAGAGAGCAAAGACATTGATGGCGAGGACAGTTGGGTGTTCCAGCCAAACACTATTGCTTATGCAGTACCAAAAGACAGTGACTTAGGCAAGCGTATTGCCGCAAGTCAAATGGGAATAATCTTTCATACTACTTACGTTGGCGACACTATGCAGGACATGACCGCTAGCTTTGGCGCTGACGTAAGTAGCCTTAACAAAAGTTCTAATATATGGGTAGACGATGCCGCATATAAGGATTTAAGTGGACAGGCTAGTTTGACTAAGCAAGAAAATCAGCAAATATTAAAAGGGCTGACAGTTGCTGCAAACGCACTAAAGAATGCAGACTTTACAGCAGTAAGTGGTGATTACAAAGAACTAATGATGCAGTATGTAAATGCACGTATCAAACGTAACGATACACAGATAAGTGACCCGCAAGAGTTTGCTACTGATTTTACACAGTGGTACAATGATTACATACAAAAAGAAATTTCAAAACTTAAAAATCAAGATCCTGAAGCAAAAGCAGTTAAGACACGTACAGATAAAATTAAAGCACAGAATGAATTTGTTAGCAACAACATGGCAGGCATTGCTAGTGCATTGGCTGTATACAAAGACATTATTGCACTAAAGAACATGCTATTAATTAAGTTAAATAAAGTAGACAGTATTAAGTCAATGATACGCACAGACACTGGCTATGAAGTTGTAAACCCAGAAGGGTTTGTTGCTATCGGTAAAGATGGCGGCGCAGTTAAACTTGTTGACCGTATGGAGTTTAGTAAGAATAACTTCAATGCAGTTAAGAACTGGAGCAAGTAATGAGACTGAGAGAATTTAAAAATCCTGTACAGATTAACGAAGTTGTTGCGGCTCCTATTGTAGCTGCATGGCCCTGGTTAGTTGGATTGTTTGGCGCGGCAACTGCAACTGCTACACTACAGCAAAATCCAGAAGCAGTAGAAAAAATAGCAGATGCTATTGTAAAAAATATAACTGCTGATCCAAAAGCAATGTCACAGGCAGACAGAGATGCACTATTGCGTTCACAATCGCCGATCATGTCTGCAATTAAAGATACATGGGAATTTATTTCAACCACTGACAAGCAACCATCACAGGCAGAAATTAACAAACGTGTTAGCGATGCTTTAGATGCAGCAGGGCAACGTGCAGGCGGCAAAGCCACACAGGATATACTTAACAAGTACAAGCCCGGAACAGTTGATCCTAGTTTACAAAAAGCGGCAGATGCAGAACGTGCCGAACATGAAAAACTTATTAGTACTATTATAAATCGTGATGATAGCGCAGGTGCTGTTAGTAAAAGTGAACCTGCTCCGGATATTATTACTAAACGTGATGGCAGTAGTGCAGGCACAGTATCTAAAGTAGAACCAAACTTAAACATAATTGATAGAGTACCTCCAACAACTAAAACTGATACAGATCCGGCTCCTAAAGTAATTGGCAGAACAACTCCAACAACTAAAACTGATACAGATCCGGCTCCTAAAGTAATTGGCAGAACTGACCCATCTGCTATTGCAGGTACTGATACACCCCCAAAAGTGATTGACAAAGACAAAGACGGTGTTGTAACAGTGCCAGGCACAGCAACTAAGCCAGGTACAGTAACTAAGCCGATTGCAACACCCAATGTAGTTCCTAGAACTGTAGCACCTAGTGTGGCTAAACCAGTTGCACAGGTGGGAATAGCATCTGCAGGTGCTGCTATAGCCGGAATGACAGCAGATGAAATTAGAAAAGCTGCTGCAGGTATAAACAATAACAAGACGAGAGATTATCTTTATAAAGGAAAAAAAGATATTCCTCTTAGTAAGGTCGTTAAAATAGGAAAAACAAAGTAATGGCATTTGATTTTATACAACAAGAATTGTTTGAAGCACGATATATTAAAAATGCAAGTAATGCTACTGGCAGAGATATGTCTGATATTGGCGAAAGTTTTTTCGAGCAAATATTAATGCTACAACAAATGCGTAATGAAAATCCAGCATTTGCTAAAAAGTATGCACAAGAAACATTAAAGTATATGAATTTTAACAGTATTAAGCCAGGCGCAACTGACTTACATAATCTTGCAAGTATTATTAATAATCCTTCAAAGTATCCAGGAGTTACAAGTTCAGGTAAAGTAAACTTTGACGAATTAGGATTTAAGAGATTTCTAAGAGATATTGCACAAGGAAAAAGCAATACATCAACTGATAGATCTTTTCTTATGCGCCAACAAAAAAATCTAGGCATCAGCAGTAGTTTCTTAAAACAAGCAAGACGAGTAAGTTCAGATTACAGTAGAGCTACACCATCTGAACGTGCAGCATTAAGTGCTAGAATGGTAAACAGTCAAAAACAGGACGGTAAGTTTCGTAGTGATATTAGTAGCAAATACATGGGCACTATCAAAGATAAAAAACTTATTCCTACTGATAAAAAAGGTTTACCAAAATGGGCTAAAGCAGCAGCAGGGTTTGCAGCAGGATATGCCGCCGGCGGTTTTCTTACCTAATTACATAAATACACATAAGCAAGTAATCTTGCAATTTAGATAGGAGAATATAATGGCTACAGTAACTCGTGTACATGGTAATGCATTAGCGCATGGCAATGCACCAACAGGTAGTAACATCACAGCAGACGAACTAGTTATTCTTAATGGTCCAGCAATGGATTTCTTTAAGATTATCCAGCAAGACGTTTCAGGCGATGTAAACGACATTCGTAATGAGTGTGAAACAGGCGAATCAGTTGAAGCAATGCTTCGTGAAGTCGCAACAAAAGGTAACATTGAAATGTACCAGGTAGAGGCAGACACAACAGGTCAAATTTCTGTTGCAGTATACCCTCAAGGTGCATGGACAACATCAACACTGCAAGCAGCACTTCGTGCATTGGGCACAACTGTTGGCGGAAACAGCGTAGACGTTAGTGGTTCAACAGTAACCTCAAGCGGTCTAGAGTTTGTCTAAGATATAATATAACACAAAGGAAACAATAAAATGGCTGTAAATACAGATCACACAGGCTCAACACAGGTGTTTAATGCACATGGTAAAGCCCTAGCAATTACAAAATTAGCAAAAACAAATATGACACAAGCAGAACTAACTGCTGCAATTCAGTTTATTCAGAAAACAGCAACAGTAGTTGGTATTGCAGACGATACAACTGGTGGTTTTAACACTGGTGCATCTGACGCAGTACACGTGCTAAGTGAAGGCGTTGCTCCAGTCGCAGGTGCAAACTTTGGCGAAGGCACAACAGGTGTCACTGCAAGTGTAGTAGCATACTTCCAAGCAGACTAATAAAAATTTTTAACAGATAAAGGAATAAGAAAATGGCAGGCGTAACAAGAGCACACCCAGCAGTAGCAAACCTAAT